TTGGCATACAAAGCATTATTACCTAATGCTGTGTTGTAACCGCCAGTTGTATTGGTAAAAAGTGTCTCTCTACCAAAACCAGCGTTTTGTGTTCCAGTAGTATTTGATGACAGTGATTGATAACCAAACGCATTGTTATAACTTGCAGTGGTATTGGCATCTAAAGAATTAGTACCAACAGCAACATTTTGAGTTCCTGTGGTGTTTGCTGTTAAGGCATATCTACCAACGGCTGTATTGTTGTCTGCTGTGGTATTAGCCATTAATGCTTGATTTCCTATTGCTGTGTTACCAGAACCAGTTGTATTAGAACCTAAAGCATTATTAGGAGCCAGTGCTGTATTTTCTTCACCAGTAGTATTAGCACCTAAACAATCTTTACCTACGGCTGCGTTGTTTGAACCAGTCGTATTTGCATCTAAAGCACCTTTACCAACAGCCGTATTTCCTGCACCCGTTGTATTGGCTGCTAAAGCTAAATATCCAACTCCAGTATTATCTGAAGCTGTTGTATTAGCATTAAGAGAACTATTACCCACCGCTGTATTTCCTGCACCAGTTGTATTTGAAGGCATTGAGTTATTACCCACTGCGGTGTTGTTATTCGCAGTTGTATTGGCACCTAAAGCTGCATAGCCTACCGCAACGTGTCCAGTGCCTGTGGTGTTTGCATCTAGTGCCAACGCACCCACTGCCACATTACTTGCACCTGTGGTGTTTGCTGTTAAAGCTAAGTAACCAACGGCTGTGTTATTTGATGCGGTGGTGTTTTCTTCTAAGGCTTCATACCCCAATGCAGTGTTATTAGAGCCTGTGGTGTTTTCTTCTAAAGCAGCCTTACCGAATGCCGTATTTAAAGCACCTGTAGTGTTTCTATACATAGTGAAATAACCACCTGCCGTATTGTCATTTGCTGTGGTATTACTTTGTAAGGCAGTTCTACCAATAGCAGTATTACGAGTTCCAGTGGTGTTTGCATTTAAAGAGTCTTTACCAACTGCTGTGTTGTCTGAACTGGTGGTGTTTGTTAGCAACGCTCCTGAACCAATCGCTACGTTATTGCCGCCCGTTGTCGTTGCCCCAGCAGCATTATCTCCAACTGCTGTATTGTCTGAGCCAGAAGTCACTGCATCAAGGGCAGCTTCACCTATGGCTACGTTGTCTGTTCCTGTGGTTATGGCTGTACCTAAGTTACCAGAACCTAGCCCTACATTACCTGTACCGCCTGTCATATCGAGTACGTCAGTTACAGCAGCGCCTGCTCCCGCACCATCGGCGACCACCATCTTAATTCCGCCATTCGGAATAACGACATTAGCGCCTGTGCCTTGAGAAATGGTGACTTGATAACCCGCGCTATTTTGAATAATCCACGTTTTATTAACGGTGTTCGGTGCGAGAGTAACTGTATTAGTTGCAGTGATTGATCCTGCTAAAGTTAAAGCGTAGGCCCTGGCAGCATCTGAGGTGCCGTCCGCTATGGTAATGGTATGGGAAGTCCCGGTAATTGTTTCAGAACCACTGCCCCATGCTTCCGCAATAAGCTCTAAATTCGTGTTGGTGCTTGTGCCCCAGGTTCCCGATTCATCACCTGTAGCAATTTCTTTTAATCTTAGATCGTTTACATATGTTGCCATTTATCGTTCCTCCAATCTTATATGAGTATAACTGTTATAAATTATCTTTTCCATTATCTATGCCACTTCCTGCCAATCTGCGTCTTGATCGTCGTCAATTGCCGACCAATTCGGTGTTTGAGAATCATCAATTACGGCCCATTCAGCGTCTTGCCCTGGAATAATTTCACTCCAAACCAATACTTGACTAATGTTCCCTGTTCCTGCCAGCCCGGTAACTGCAATAGTCACATGCGTTGTGGCCGTTATATCACCCAGACTGCTTGTCATAGCATCCAAAGTGACCGATATAACATTATTAGTCGTTAGAGTTATTGTTCCTAACGATGTTGTGCCCGCTAATCCTGTAGGATAAACATTGGCATCACAGGTAACAGTTTCATCGCCTTGAGAAACTGTCGATGCTGTTCCACTAACCCCTGTAACGGCGGTACCGTTGGCAATAACTGTGCCAACTGCTCCTGTTGCTGCTAGTCCTGTTTCACTGACATTGGCATCAGCACGAACCGTTTCAGTGCCTAAAGCAGTGGTTCCTGCTAATCCTGTAACAGAAACATTAGCAACACCTGTAATCGTAAGCGAACTTACCGCACCAGTAGCCGCCACTCCTGTTTCTGCAACATTTGCATCACAGGTAATGGTTAAAGAACTTACAGCACCGGTTCCCGCCAAGCCGGTAAGCTCAACAGGTACGGGATTACCCCATGTCCCAGAACCCCAGGTACTCCGACCCCAGCCCGTAATATTAGCCATTGGCTAAATTACGCTATTCTAATAACAGCGTTACTTGCGTCTGCGGTTGGGAAAGATATGGTAAAACTACCTGCGGTGCTGGTTTTATCGCCACCGAAATCAAAAACTGCAACTGCTGGATCACCAGTAGCTGTGTCGTTGAAAATCATGCAGCCTCTTGCCGTAATTGTGCAAGTACCAAACGTCAAATCAGCAAAATCGGTAAACGCAGTCGTTCCCGATGTGGTCGGGTCGATTCTGGTTAAACTTCCACCTTTAGCGGTGTAGTTTGTTCCTGTTGCCTCTTGGCTAGTGGAATAAGCTGTGGTAGCAGCACTCATAGTAGCTGAACTGGTATACAGGGCTAACTTGAAGGTGTCGCCTCCAGAAAGTAAAAAATCGTGCTTCGCTTCTAAAAGTTCTTTTTTAAAAGAGGTACACATAGCCTGAGTTATAGCCATTATAGTCTCCTAATAATTTCAGCTAAGTCTTTATGACCTTGCTGTTCTAATTTATTGCCTATTGTACACATGTGGTTTTTAATTGCCTCTTGCATATAATAAGTAATTACCGTATGACACATTTTTTTAAAAGCATGGGCTTGTGCTCTAATTGGGTCCGGCGCTGTGTCGCTCACCGAAACCAGTTTATTAGTAGCCATTTCAGCGACTTCTTCTACTGTATGGCCTCTACCATGTGTTGTCTTTACTCCAAGGTTTCCTATGGAGATTGTAAATGAATCAGTTTCCATCAATATTTCTCTGGTTCTGGTGGACCAATGTCTTGTCTTCCTGAAATTCCTGAAGGCCTCTCTTCCTTAACAATATCGGAAAATTTTCCAACAACTAATTCACCTTTGTTTAAATATACTACAGGAGGATTATCAAGTCTATGGTAGCCATATAGCTTTTCCTTTAGGGGAATGTTGGTGTCCAGTATTGGAGAATGGCCGCCAATAGAAACCTCCATGCCTGCATCCATGCACTTAGATAACCAAAATTCACAACAGCCTCTCCCCGACTCACCAAAATAAACATTCGATTTATAAGCAAAGTCTGCTCCAAAAAGACTGAGCTTCCCTACCTTTTTCCATAAAGCAAAGGCAATAGCATAAGCAATCGTATTGTTTAGATAGGCACAACCCAAGTCTTTAACAACTTCCTCTATGGGAAATAACTTTATCGCTGGAACCCGATTATCGAGTTCACAAGAATAAACTGGAATTTCTAGTTTAGGAAGGGTCCTACACATTATTTTTGTTTGTGGTCCCGCGTCAAAGGTGTCAAAAAATCGAGAAACAGGATCCATCACAAAAACACGATCACATTTAATAACGGCACACATAGAATTAATGGCCCAAACTTCATCGTACTCCTGACTGTGGCTAATAGACATGTGAAAATCCAATTGACTTTGCCCCATAGCAACCAGTGCAATGTGTTTATTCTCAAGCATTTATTATTGTTGTTGAGGATTAACAAAAACCCTTGGTCTATCAAAACGGTTTTCGTCTCTTGTGGCTCTTCCTTCCATTAATGTGGTTGTTCTAACTAGGTTTTCCTGAAAACGTTGCTCAAACATATTAGTCTCAGTAAGCTCCTGCTTCATAAAAATACTGGCCTCTACTAAAGAACCGTATAGCAACAAATCTGGAGTATTGTCTGAAATCCAGGTTGTGCCGCTGTCCCCAGCCGCTGTTAATGAGGCGGGTTGATACAGATAATGTAGTTCAAAAGTCAAATTAGCGTTCGGTGTTGGCGCCAATATAAAAGTATCATCATCAAACTGACCATAAAACTTAGGTATCCCGGTAGTGGCCGCCGATTGCGTGTAATTGCGCATAAAACTAGGGTGCTTTAATAATAAATAAGTGTACTCACTATCACTGTTTAAAACAGCTAAACTTAAAGGAGCCACGAAATCCGAAGGCGATGAAAGGTAAGGGTTCCCGGATGCGGCAGTTCCTGTGACATTTTTACGGAACACATTAAGTTCAATTGTATTGAATATACGGTTTTCCGCTTGTTTAATAAAGGTATCAAGCGTATTGGTAAAGGTGGTCTCAGAATTATCCATGTAATTCTGAATCGCTGTTTTCATTCCACTATAGGTAAAACTCATGTTGTCGGCCCTGCGGTTACTGTAGAACCACCACCAGTTATATCACCGGTAGTAGCGGTTCCAGTTGAAGTAAATTTATATTCGTTGCTGTCCACAACTGTTATTGTATACCCATCAGAGCTTTCAAGCACCGTTGTTGTTATTCCATCAAAGGCTTCGGTACTACGAAAACGAACGGTATCCCCTGTGGTTCTAACATGTTTAAACTCGGTTACACGAATCACTGCATTCGCTCCAGAGCTTTCTGCTCTAAAAGGGTTTAATGGTAAAAGCGCTTGTGCCGGGCCAACTGAAACAAAGGGTCCTGCACCTCTTGCCCCACTTGTGCCGGTTCCAGCAACAGCGGAGAAAGTATAGGTGTCATCGTCCACTTTTGTAATTGAATAAGCATCTGGATCAGTCAATGTTGCGACAGTAAACCCGTCAAAGGTTTCTGCTCCTCTAAAACGTACTTTGTCCCCGGTACTTCGACCATGGTCATCTTCAAAAACCTTAATAACCGCACTCCCTGCTGTTGAAAGAAAAGGGTTGTTGGTCAACAAAGCCTCTGCAACAGGCTCTGTTCTAGCGGGACGCGGGTTTCTTAATGCCTGTGGGTCGGCTGCAAAATGAGGCGGGTTTAGTTGAGGTTGTTTGGGACTCCATTGATCGGGCCCAACCAATAAGCCGTCCCAGGTCATTTTCATGTCCCTTAAACGGTAACGGAACCCCGATATATCACATATACCCCATGCTTTTTTCCCCGCTGCAAAAGCCATTAGATAATGGTCCTAGAAGGTAAAAAACGAGAGCTTACCGTGTCAATATTTTCAGAAGCGGCTCGTTGCCATTCCTCGTCATATATTTGTTTGAGCATCTGCACGCGATCCGGAACCCTTTTAATGGCTATATAATAAGCCAGTCCTGCTGCCATCGCGGGGAGAAACTCAAAAGTTATTTCTAAAGTATTGGTATAAATGCCTGCGTCCTGTATGCGCGTCAATGCGTAATAACGAAAAACGTCCGTAGAGTTTTCCGGCGCCGGATACAAATACAGTTTCGGGGTTATGCTTTTTTCCACATAAAACTGAGTTGATCTTGATTTAGTGCTTTTGTTCGGAAGGTAATGATAATCACTCCTACTGATCCTATTTACCTGATAATCAGTAGTGGTGCTTCCAGAAGTACGACGAATGACCGCAGACAAAACATTAACTAGGTCTGTGTCAAGATCGTAACTGGTGGTGCCTTCGGTCAACGCTTCTGTTCTTTCAACAATAAGCCAGAGATTTAAGCCTCGGTTTGCCCATTCAGCAAACATAAGATTAAGGGACCGCCTAGCTGTTTCCAGATCGTAGCCGGTCCTTAATTCTAGTCCACAACGTTCAAACGACTCTTCGATCAACTCGTCGACGTTTAGATCGAACGTAGTTGTCCCTGACGTG